ACGTGGTCCAAACGAAAGTCTCTTTAAATTGATAACGGCACGCCATATCAGCAAAGCTGAGCGGTTGTTCCGTAATAGCAGATCTTCCTGTAGTAGAGACCAGTGTACGGCCTCCATCTGTTTTCGTTTCAACCGCACTCTTGATCGAGACCCCTCCTTTGTCCATTTGAGACTCAATCCAGTCCTCTTTATAATCGGTGAATGGTGGGTTTACGATCGCGTAATTGTGGTTAAAATCAAACTCGTAAATGGTGACCAAATTGTCAATAACAACGGCTGGTTCCACTTGAACAGTGACGTTGTGGCTAACACCCACTGTGGGGATGGCGATTTTGTTCGAAGTGAGCCCAGCGAGAAGGCGGAAGCTCTCGTCGTCATAATTTCGAGTGTCATAAGTCCAAGCATCGGCATAGGTCCACTTTTTCTTAGTAATAGGATCGAAGATCGTATTACCTACAATAGGTGTGGCGTAGTAGTTGTTGTACGAACCTTGCGAGATATTGAAGCTGTTGAACTCAATATTAGGAGCAACTGAACGCCACTGCTTCATATCCATCGGTACGTCATAGATGACTCCAGGCTGAATTTCGATTCTTTGGATGTCTGTGACAATGATTCCAAAAACACGCATCTCAGCCCTGGAAAAGGAAAGAATCGGATAGGTCACGGTGGCCGGTTGCGTATTGTGTGTAGCCCCGATCGTAACTCCATTTGGGAGACTAATAATGCGACCTTGGTCGACAACGATAGGCGCATTGTTGGTATCCACGAATCTAATGCTCTCTGGCAAAGAAGCAACATCTCCAGTTGGGTGTTGATTTGCAAAACCATTGACAAGAACATAGGGAATCCGGCAAGCATAACCAAGCCTAAAATCATCTGCTCCTGAGGCAAGCAAAACACCCTTAGGATCCGATGCATTTGAATCTTGGTCCAAGGCTAAACTACACGAATTGTGAATCTCGCGCGACGCATCAGCATCTGAACGCCGTCGAGGAACTCTAAGCAAATGGTATCTGCTCAAATAAGGGAGTTTGACTTCGATCAAACCCACTTGCGATGTTCCTGCGACAAAAGGCCCCATGCCTAAAGCACCGAGCCCAGTCCGAAATGCAGTGGCTGCGAAGGCTTCCTCCACCTCAAATTGCCCTCCAACTGCTGTCGCATAAATATCTGTGTTTGAAAACACTTTCATTTGCGTGCAGCCTTTGTGGACGGCGAAGAGAGTGCTCCACCAACACACTTGACCACAAAGCCTCGTGCTCGTGTCAAATGGGGGGATATCTGGGTTCATCATATAACACATGGGAAAGTACGGGTCTTGAATAGAGCTTAAGCTCAGGATCGCGGGCCTTTTGATTAGATCTCTAACACTCGTGATTCTGGTTGTCTCAGCGGGCAGAGCGACATCATCTACCCCGGGGGATACGACAACTTGCTCCCCCTTGCTCTCCGCTGTTACTAAGCCTGGGTCTGAAACAACAACGTCGCCTTTTTCCATTTGGCTCTCAATTTCATAGTCTTCTTTATGCACTGCAGAGCTAACAGGTTTGGAGACAGACCCAAGGAAGAACTCTGAGAGGTTCTGAATGGGTGTTTTCTTGAGAACAACGGGCGGTTGACTGAAATCCGAGAGATGCATCTTAGACTCGGTCGTCTTAGAATATAAATCGATTTCGCCTTCATGCCAGTGCCAAGCGCATGTCTGGGCATCCACAAGATTGGGTTCACAATGGTTGTCCCTAAAAGCTTGCAGAATGTTCGCTCTAAGGGGTTCAAAAACGTCTGGTCCTGAGCTCCAGGCCCGACGAAGACAATCGTTAGCATTGGTTTGAGTGCCTTCAGCCAAGTCGAGTTTGGTGCTAGTGTAAGCCAAACATTTAAGCAAACTTGACCGCAGGACCTTGGGCATATAGCTCAGGCCGGGTGCCAGATCTCTGCATAAAGAATTGGTTTGGCATTTCAAGAACTCTAGTTCCTCAACGGGTTTCAACTTATCACCTGCCAGCGTGTGTTTGTCAGCTGGTGTGTAGCCAATACCATAAGACTTAAAGAAAACCTGCAGACTCAAGGCATTAAACCAAGAAACTTTAGAAACCGCGAAAACATTGTCATCGCCGTAGTACTTCTCACCCACAAAATTCACGAAATGAACTAAAGTGGAGTACTTAGGTTCCGTAAGCCTCGCTATTCCCAGCCAGGCAAGGCGTGCTAGGAGAGCACCCAGGACGGTGTTAATAACAGTCGTAAGGAAGTTCCCTGACGGATTGACATGTTGAGTACCCGTGAGGGTTCCGCCGATTTTAGCAACGCTATGCAAGAAAGCATGGATTAGGCTTGAACGAGCTGTTCGCTCGCCTTTGGTTGAGTTGACATAATGAGCTTCGATAATTTCTAAAAACGCTTCAGCAAGTTGTGCGTTAAAGATAGTCTCGAACCCAGTATAATCTCCATCGAAACCATGGGTTCCCTTTTGTTTGAGTTTCTTGATCATCTCATCCCAATCTTGGGAGAAAACGTTCATTCCAACCGCCGAAAAGAAATTTCGATGGTTTCCGTGAAACTTGTCCACAAATGAGCCAAAGAGCATTTTCGTCGTCAGAGTGGCATCGATTGGAGAGGCCCAAATAGTTCGGGTCTCCTTCCTATCGATCTTGATCTTTGAACGCAATTCATCCTTGAGAGCGACATTGAAGATATAGTTCGGAATAGTTCCGGCTTTTAGATCTTTCATGTCTTGCTCGATCTTCTTAGCTAAAGGATCGTGGCTGATCTTCCTAAGATATGGATCGTCCTCATCGCGTTTAAACATCCATTTCTTGGAAGTGACACCCATTGGCCTGTCATTGAGCCAAGGATAACCCTCTGAGGTAGTCTCATCGAGGGCACCCAAGTGGGGGTAAGCATCGTTGACATTGAGGGCCTCCGATAATGTAAGAACGCGGACCTCGTTTTTGTAAGGAAGCCCGGACATAATCTCTGCAATGTTACTCGCTGCGTACGTGACGTCTTCGGGTGGGAACATTTCTGGCATCGGCGACATCTTATGCATAGATTTAAACGCTAGATCTCTGCCTGACATTCCCAGACAACGGGGGTCATTAGGGTCGCCCAGCAAGGCTGGCTCATAAGTAAGGTCTGAGAGAAATTTCGCTTTGGCTATCAATGAGGGTACAAGACGCGTTTTGGATGCCATACCGCCGTGGTTGCCCTTAATATATCCAATGGGGAACATGTTTTCGGGCACTTGATCTCCGTGATTCTGGGGACCAACTTCTACAGGGCTGCGTTTGGCCTGGCTCGCGATGAAAACTCCATCACGCTCCGAGGCAATAAGCACTTCCCTGATAAATTCTCTGCTAATAATGTAGCCGATCCCTGAACCAGGTCCCACTTTGGATTTGTAGGAAGCAATGTGCATTGAAACGATTTTACCTGGGCCATTGACATCGAGAACCACAAGTGATCCACAGTCTCCAGCCAACTTGGCTTCGTAAGAAACGTGGCTCATTACGGTGATATCCTTCTCCCCATTCTTGCAAGAAGACCAAGAGATGGTCTCATTCTGAATAGAGATGCTACCATTGCTGGTAACCCGATTCTCGGGTTCGGTGAATTTCTTCATGAACCAAGAACGGCTTGATGGCCCGATTCTCTTAAGCCCGCTAACGCAACAAAAGAAAGACGAAATGTCGCGGAAAGCTGGTACTGCTAAAGCTTTGAAAGCGTAAGCGCAAATGTCCATGCGACCTTCTCCTTTCTTTTGAAACGTGAGGAGTTGGGCTCGCGAAAACACGCCTTTGTAGCTAGCATCAGCCGTCTCCAATGCAATTGGAGTTCCTTCGGGAATAAAAGTAGTTAGACCACCGTTGATACTCTCGCGGAAAGCGTGCGTGACGAAGATTCCGACATTACCTTTAATCATGATTCCTTGGGTGGAATTTACCCCAATATGGAGCTTAACCATATTGGCATAAATGTGTCCAAAGATATCTCGATCCGTGGCGTTACGGGCGATGATTTCCTCACTGACCTTATCCCCGACAACGGCTCTGATAGAGTCCTCAGCAATTTGTGCTGATTGCGCGTAGATATGATCAGTGTGGCGAACCATGGTATCTCCGTACCAACCTGTGGTTTGGAAACGATCATCATGGTAATCACCTCTTCCGTTGCCCCAATTAGATC